CTTACCGTCCTCACCCATCTTCACGACCCCGTGCTTGAGAGCTTCCTGTACCGCGAAGTCAGCCACGCCCCCGGGGGTTGCGAATCCGGGGATGACGTACGGCTGACCCCGCTTTTTCGCGACCTTACCCAGCAGGGCTTCTGCTAACGCCGCGGGGTTCACGCGGGAGATAACACCGAAGCTGTTGAGGATGACTTCGATCGGTTGGCCGTCGCTATCAACTGGCATCTGATCATCCGGGCGGATCTCGGAGACAACACCCTTAGCACCGAATCGGGTGGTGAGCTTGTCCGCGAGCTTGGTCGGGTCATACGTCTTCACCGTCACCCGCACACCCTTACGGGTACGTTCGACATCGGTGATAACGCCTGGGGCATTATGATCCCAGACCTTCGCCCGGTTGCTGACGCTCGACTTCGGTGTCTGCATCAGGGCGCCAATAGCCCGCCCCTGCTTATCCGACATCGCGAGAATCAAGGGATCCCCGGTTTCGACCGTCTGCCCAACTTGAATCACGCCCTCGTCATCGATCTTATCGAACTGCTCTTTCTTGAATCGATCGGGGTAGACCGCGCGGAAGTCCGACTTCTTTGTCGAACGCACGTCCTCCAAGTCCAGATCGGTCTTATACATCCCCTCGGACATCAGCTTCTTCGCTGCTGACTCAGAGATAACGACTGCGTCTTCCAATGTGTTTCCACTGGCAGACATCCAGGCCGTACGCAGGTTTTTACCAATGGCGGTGGTGCCGCTGGGATCGGTGAAGTTCGACTTTGCCAGGAGCATGCCGGGGCTGACGGTATCTCCCGGACGGACAGTGGGTTCGTTCGTGAGAAACGTCTTACGAGCCAGGGGGTAGTTGTTATACAGCCCCACGGACTTCACTTTTCCATCGGGGGTCTGGATCTTGATCCGGTCTGGGCTTACTTCCAAAACCGTACCCTCAACCGGAGACATCCGCGCACCCATGTGCTCGCCCATAAGCGCGTGCAGGCTCCGACCGTCGGAGTCAGCGGTTTGCACTAACGGGGCTTCCGCATCTTTCAGCGGTAACGCCTGCTGCGTCATCCGGCTACCCATCAACAATCTCTGGCCCTTCATCGCTTCGGGGAAGGGAATCATCGCGGTCGCGCGGGACATCATGCTGTTCGGGGATATGATTTCGTAGTCCACTTCATCCCGCGTGGCGTAGTCCATTCCGTCGTCCCGGATAACCGGGATGCGCTTGTCCTCCCCGCCCCATTCACCGGGTAAGGCCACGACCTTACTTGCAAGATCCCGGGCACTGATGGTTTCTATCTCCCCCGTCTTGGTATTCCGGACCTTGGTGTAGAGCAGGCCGTCCGAGCCCTTGAGCGCGGCATCCGTGACACGCAGGTCCAACCCCAGGCGACTGGATTCAGGACCGCGGCCGGCGTCGATGATACCGGCGTAGCTCGCCTGCACCCCACGAGCATCACGGCTCACGGAGTCCTCGCTCGCGATACCACCCTCACCCATGCGGCTGATTGCCTGACGCATGTCATAAATTTCAAACGGATTGATGTCCTCAACCGTAGCACCCAACCCGCTTTTCTCAAACAATGCGTTCAGGTTCTCATTCAGAACCCCAGACGGAACCGAGCCCAGGTTTCCGGTCTTGGTCGCGCGCCAGAGCAGGCGGCGCATGGTACCAGCCTGATCCCGCTTGAGACGTTCTTCAATAAGGTCTTCGGGAGAGTGGATCGTCTGAAACGCCTGGGAGTCCCGGTTATCATTCCGCGCCTCGCCCTTAGCGATCTTCAACATCTTACCAGTAGCCTGGAGAATACGCTCGGGAGATAGCTTACTAAACCGCTCACCGAGAGTGAGCTCGGTGGTATCTTCGTCGACCTCCGCCCGCTCCAAAGCTTCCCGCAATGCCGGTGCGAGAAGGCTGTCGTCATCAATCTGTCCGCCGGCAGGTCCGATCTTCGACAACACCTTCCGCATGTCAGCGTAGTCCGTTCCACCACGAACCTGAAAATTCTTATTATACAGCTCCTCGCCCCAGGCTTCCTTGATCTGGTCGTCGGGAACGCCCAACGAACGCAGGAGGGGATAGAGCTTGGTGGTCGACTGCCCAATCTGCATCTTGAATCCGCCGGACTCCGGATCCAGCATCAGGCGGAACCCACGACCAGTGCCGGGCTTGACGTTGAAATGGGACTCCAGCTGACCGTTCGCTTTCCGGCGGGAATAGACACCCGGACGCAGACGTAATTGATTACGCATGCCCCAGACAACACCCTTCCGGATAAACAGGCCCCGGCTGTTCAAGTGCGGGACATTGGCGATGGTAGCCCGCTTCTCGTCCACGACCGAATCATCTAAAGTATTTACAAGTTTGATCGTCCCTTTCAAAGGACGGTGCAAACTACCGCGGCGCATGATGAACTGCTTCTCGTCATCCGGTTGGGGATCGAAGTCATCGTCCTCCTCCTCATACCCAACGTCTGCAACTTCCAAACGATAGTTGGCATTCGACAACGGCTTCATCTGACCGATGGCGGACTGGGCCTTGCCATAAATCAGTTTACGCTGGCCCGGGATGTCGTCGAACCGGCTAAAGCTTACGGGCGGCGGAGCTGCCACTGCCAACGGACCGGGGGTCAGTGGGGCCGGTTGGATATCCATTTCACCAGCCACGTTAGACTCCTACAAGTGCATCGTTGCCCTGTGCCTGCTGCGCGGGGGAACCAGCGGGAAGCATTAACAGAGACTTCCGCTCTTTCTCTTCCCGTTCTTTAGCTACTTGCGCCAGTAACGCATTCCGACTTAACGTCGGGACCATGCGAATACGTGGGGTCTCGGTCTTCCGGAGTTCCATAAGCCGCTGGAGGGCTTTCAACTTCGATTTGCTCTTGGCCTCGCTTGAGGACTGACGGTACGCACCGTAGCCTCCAAAGGCAAGCCCGGCGCCAAGGATACCAAGAAGCGGGGAGGTTTTAGCCGTTACACCGTCAACTGCTCGAGTTGCGGCCTCAAAGGGGCTGGTCAGGATGTTAAAAATGCCTGCTTCCTTGATAATAGCTTCTTCCGCTAATTTCATGGTGTTGTACAGCGGGGCGTCTTCCTCGTCCGGGGTGTCGGAGAGTACGCGCTGAAGCTGGGCACGTACGCGATCAACTTCTGACTTCGCCGAACGCTTGCGTAAGTAATTGATAACGGCATCCGTACCTTGCCAGCCAGCAATAGCTCCGGCCCCAGCCAAACTGCCGTAACCAAGCGCACCAAAAATGGACGGCTTCGTAGGAACAGTCACGGGTTCGGCAGCTATTTTAACCCCCACCCCACTCGACTGCAGACGGCGAGCCTGCTCCACGGTCACAGGAACGTCCTGATCAAACACGGCATCCACCGGCTCTCCGGTGGATATCTCGGATTCAATCGGGTCTCGCTTAAACAGATCTAACATGTTCTTCGCTAGTCTGCCTCCCGCACCTAATGCAAGGGAACCAAGGACTGCCATCGGAACAGCGGCAGTATTTCCAGACCAGTGGGGCTTAAGGACGGCGTTGCTCATGTCCCGGGCAGTTTATAGGCAAACTCGGACCATCGCAAGAGCGTAAGATACTTCGCGTTTTTCTCATCGAAGTGAGTGTTCTCAGATGAGATCTGGGCCTGACCATCGCAAACTAACTGCCACACACTCCGGCAATCTTCGATGTCTACCGAATTAGAGAGGTCAAATACCCGTACTTTCGCGATCAAACGCTCCTGCAGCTGCTTGCTAGCGGGATCGTCCTTGGATAGCAGCGGGAGCTCGGACATCCCATCCGGGAGCTCTACCTGCGGCACGGCCTTATATTGGGTCTTCGGTATTCCGTGAGGAACACTGGCGAATCTACGCTGGGCTCCCTGGGCCGAGGCCGTCGCCATCCGCTCGCTATAGCTCGGAGATAACGATGGCGGACTAGTGGGTTCAGCCGCACTGGCTACCGGAGGCGCCGCTTTCGAGCGGGGAACGACTTTCACCGGGGCCGAGGGAATGCTGATATAGTCCTGGATGTGGGTGCTCACACTAGGACATTAAACGTTAGAGTTCAACGTGCAAGCGCTGCCCGGATCTTCCGGTTTTCGCGGTCTACTAACGCCGCTTTCAGTTTCTGACGCAAGAGATCCTTCTGGAGCTTGAGCTTCAGCATGTCCTCGTCTCCGGAAGATGGGGCCGTGAAAGCGCCGACAGCAGTGCCAGCTGCGTTCACCATTTTGGAAGCGCTCTCAGCCATAGACCGGGGAAGGGACATCACGTTCGCGGGGTCGATAAGCAGAGCGCCTTCCTTCAGAAGTCCGCGCTCTTCGAACGCACGGAGAAACCCGATTCGGATAGCGTGGGTGGCAGCGGTTTTTGTCCGGCTGCCGGTCTTGTTGAATGCCATGAGAGCTCCTGCAACGGCTGACGTTGTCTTTAGTCTGGAAGAGAAAGTAGGCGATAGGTCGAATGATTTTGCCGCGGTGCTCGCCGCGGTATAGCCGATCACGCCACCGATAACCGCGTTCAGAAGGCTGCCACTGGTAGACTTCGGACGACCGTCCGCCTTCCAACGCTCGCGCGTGAGATCCGTGGCTTTCCGAACGGCGGCAAGAAAATCGGGATCCGCTGCCAAGCGATCCTGGGTATCGACGTACGTCGACATATGTGCGGCGCTCTCATAGGTCATTGGACGGCCTGGGGAGCTGCGGTGGCTTGGGGAGCGGCTGGGGCTTGGTACTTACCAAACCGGTAAACCCGGGAAGCGGCGGCGGCTTGGTTTTCCATCTTCGTCCGGATGGTTTCTCCAAAGCCGACGGAGGACACGAACTGGAAATCCTTAATGCCCTGGATCGCCTGGGCAGCGAGAGCCTGGGCCTTCTTGGGATCGCCCGTCTGCTGCAGCGCGGTCTGGTACATGGTGTTCTGCACCTGCGGGAGATTGGAGAACGGCGAGGCCAAGGACTTGGGGTTTGCCCTGTCACTGCTATCAACCGTGGCCTCCTGTAAGCCGGAGGTGAACAGATTGTGTGCGGGGTGGGCGGAGTCGGACATGACCTTGTACCGATCGTACAACTGCGCACCACCGAATGCCGCTCCCATAAGGCCCACGATACGCGTCATCGCATTCCCGCCGAAGAGGGTCAACAGCATTCCTATCGGAGCTACCAGGTTCGCCCAGTTGCTGGTGAGGAAGCTACCAAAATCACCGGCGTTCATCTTCGTCGCCTGTACGGCGTCCATCATGGCCCCGGCATTAGCCTTGGTCTTTGCGATCGCCGTCTGGGCCGCCATATTTGCAGCCGCTTGTACGAAGGGGGTCTTTGCCCCAGCGCCGAGTCCTGACTCCAGCGCGGAGTTCATAAACTCCTGCCGCTGTTCCGGAGACATATTATTCTCTTCGAACAACTTTTCCAACATAGGGGCATAGCTGGCTAATCTGTTACTCCCGATATCTCCGTACTCCTGACTCATATCTGGAGAACTAAGTCGGAGTGCGCGGCCAACGTTTGTCTTAGCCGCATCCAGAGTTGGTAGGGCGTGCGGAACCGCCCCCTGGACGTACTCCCGCATAGCAGCCTTCTGGTCCGCGGGATCCAGTTTCAACAACTCCTGGTATTCGGGGGTATTTTTGTAATCCGAGCCCGGCGCCCAGAATGCGTTCTCAAAAGTGTCTGGGGGCAGCGGCGTACTCGGAGTACCTGCAGCAGTCCCAGCAACAGAAGCGGTGGGCGCTACGGCTGTGGCCGCAGGTGACTTAGGCGCAGTTACCAGCGGCGAAGGTGCCTTTGGCTCGCCCGATACCAAGGACATAGCCGAGTCCTTCATGGACGTAAGCGAATCCTTCGCAGAGTTAAACAAGTTGGAGAAGTCCATGACGCTATGTTATGCTCGTGGTAGGGTGGCTCAAGGGTTAGCGCCAGCGTGGGACGGTCTGTGCCAAATCCGTGGAGTCCGTGGATATCGGCGGAGGTAATGGCTTTGCCACAGGAGTAGTAGCCGCAATCGAGGGGGCGGACGTACTCTTACGCACGTCTGCAAGTGTTGACGGGGCTACCATCACACCCCCGGCGGACGCAGGCGGGAGCTTAGCGAGTGCGGGGGCCGCAACCTCAGGAGTCTTGTCAAAGCCCCAGCGTTTATCAGCGGCCTGACGCCAGGCTAGCTGGTCTTCCTGCGGCTTACGTAAGGCCGCAATCCGATTGCTATGCTCGATGTTTCGGCTGGAATCCTGCTGTAACTGGTCCAAGACAGTATCCCGCGTGCGGTATTCCTCCTGGTTCTTGTAGGTCTGCACGTCCTTCGCGACCTGAGCAACCCCCTGCTGCTTCCGGGTGTCGGCTTCCGCCGTCTGCTGATCCCGCTCTGCGCTACGCCGGGCATCCGTCTGGGGAGTCGTCTGCTGAACAACGGCGGCGATCCCCTGGCCGTTCACGATGGACGAGAGAGCGACATCAGCCGTCGCAGGCGTTGCCCCCGGAGCTCCTCCATTATCGTCAATCAGCCCAAGCGCGGCTTGGGGTGCGAGAGTGAACAATTGAGTGAATGCCTTCCGCTGGGCTTCGGGCATGGCCTCCAACACCGGCTGAAGTGTATGGAGATCGATCGTTAGCGGCTCACCGCCGTTATCCACCGTTACCGACGCCGGTAACGTCTCCCCCATCTGCCCACTCCGGAAAAAAGCAGAGCGCCCAGCCGCTTCCGTAGCCATCGACGATATCTGATCGGGTGACATCTGGGGAAAGTTCTGCGCCAGCTCCTGGGTATACGTGTGCTGCGCTTGGTCATAGTCGTTCCTCAGCAGTATTTGTTGCGCCCGTTCCTGAATATCCGGAGGGGTTTTGGACGTGAACCGTGCAAGGCCCGCGCGGAAAGGACGCTTGGCTGCGGTAGAAAACGACGTCATACCATCAAAGCCGGCCCCTACCAAATTGCGAGCGACGTCCTCAACGCCTCCAGGCGTACGCATCTGCGTTGCCAACTGCTGCGCCCACTCCTCCGACATCGCGTCCATCTCCTGGCCGGAGTTCGCCGCGCTAAACCCTTCGAAAAGACTGGCCCCTCCCTGAAGCATAAGCGCTGGAAGTGCGGCGGCGGATGCTCCCGCCGCTGACGGAAGGGCTTTCAACAGCCGCCCAGCCTGCGCCGCACGGGAAGCATTGACCGCAGTAGGTGCCGCCTGAAACGCAGCACGGGCTGCAGAAAGCCGGGAGGCAAGAGCTCCGGCTTCTGCCGCAGCCATACCCGTACCTTCAGTCTGGGGATTCGCACTACCCCGGGAGGCGGCCTCGTCCACCGCATGCCCTCGATTCATGAGGAAAGACACCGCCGGCCCCAGCTTCGTAGCTAACCCGGAAGTAGCGGCCGTCGTAAGATCTTCCACGGCGTTCGTTGCTTTTAACGCAACCCGCTTACCCATGGAGTCCGTAGATCCCGGGGCCTTGTCCATCGCGGGGGCAGTTGCCAGTGACTGGCGTATGCTGGTCTGGAGAGCTTCCGCCTGTTGGGTTAACTGCTGCCGCACATCCGGTGGAGTCTGGGGGTTCGCTAGCTGGGCATTGATAGCCTCCAGCTGTTGTGAACTCACCACCCGACCTAATGCAGCTTCTGTCGCGGGATCGGATCCCACGTTATAGGGATTAACTGCGGCCCCACCCAAGACACCAAGGGGAGCGTTTGGAAGCAGCTGAAGAACCTGTCCCAAACGGGTAGACCCCAACACAGTGTCGGAAGCCGCACCCGCGATATTGCCACCGAAAGACGCGTTCTCGGCCTGATTCTGAATCCGCGGATTACCGGTCTGGCTCGCACGAAGAGCCTGTCCAAGCGCAGCGTACTGCGACCCACCGGGGACGTCTGCGTAACTCTCGAATAAATTGGCTACCGTCTGTGGCTGGGCACTGAGGGTGGAGATCACCTCTTCCAGCGTTGCCTCAGGAGGAAGACCGAGTAAGGGCTTGTACTTCTCGAGCAGCCCCGGGTCTTTCTGGAGCAGGCTGGATACCACCGGCATGATCTTTGGATTGACCTCCTCCGTTTGGAAAGCCGCGCCTTTCATGAAGACGGATTTCCCAAACGATGCCGACGACTTTCGCTGACGCAGGAGGTTCGCGATAGGGCGGAATGCGGTTGTGTGAAACCGGGTGGGTCTCTCAACCATGAAGTCAGACACGGGATGTTCCCAGCTTACGCGTACATCGACCGGCGGCGCTTCGGCTCTGCCTTGCGCTTACGCAGGATGTACGCCAGGAGGGCGGCAGTACCAGCAGCGCCAGCGCCGAATGCAATGGCCTTACCCGGATTCGCTTTCGAGTAGTCCACTGCCTTGCCGCCCAGGTCCTTGGCGCCGTCCCAAGCTTTGCTGCCCAAGTCCTTGGCACCTTCGTAGCCCTGACTCAGCATGCCCGTGAGCTTGGCCATAGCACCACCTTCGGTAGCGGCCTTAGCTGCCGGCATACCGGCTTTACCAAGTCCGGAGTCACCCACGGTGACCGGCGGGGTACTGGCGCGGTTAGTAGCAGCAGTTGGATTCGAATAAGCCATGTGGACCTCGTACGGAGATGTTAGCTGTTAGTAATACACACACAAGATCAGGCCGGGGGATTGGGGCCGCCCTGCTGGAGAAGCATTTGACCGCCCTGACTACGCGCCTGACCACGGACGCGGTCCATAGCAGCCATAACCAGTGCGTGCAGGGACTTGTTCCCTTCGCGCAGGGCTTTGAGCTCCTGCTTGCGGCTGTACTCGTCCATGGTGACCAGCTGTTGGGCGATGCCCTCGGCCTGGCCCTCCATCGCACCCAAGGTGTTGGCTGTAGGCCCTGTTCCAGGTAACCCGCCCATAGGAGCGCCGCCCGTAGGCGTGCCTGGCGCGGGCGCCCCACCCTGTCCAGCGGCGGCAGCTTCCTGCTGCTGCATGATGGACGTCGGAGTGGGGTTGACCGTCTGGGCAGAGAGTGCCCCCATTTCCTGGCGGCGGGCTTCCTTGTCCGCGTATTCCTTCTGCACCCGGGTAACGTAGTCCTGGTGCTTGTAGGTACGCTTGACTTCTTCGTGGGCGTCCACGCCAAAGGGTTCGAGCGCGGTCTCGGGCGAGAGCTGGTTGGCGGACATGAGCTGCAAGAGAACGGCCTTGCGTTCCATGTCGTCCGCGAGGGTGGTCTTGATCATCTCCACCTTCGTACCCTTGAGGTCGTACACGCGCGCGATAATACCCACGATCCACTGGAGCGTGCGGTTGTAGAACGACGGCACGGACTGCCAGTAGGCTTCGAACAGACGGAGGGCCATGGGCGCGGCCTGTACCGAGAGCGTCATTTGATGGTATTCGAGTGGGACACCCAACTGATTGAGGTATTCCTGCTGACGGAAACGGAGCTTCTCTGGAGGCAAGAGCTTGTCCCCTTCCCCGCCTAGGAACTGGTACTGCAGGGGATAGGGCGAGGTATAGACGCCAACGGGATTGTTCCGGCTTTGCGCGAACATCGCCTGCACACGATTAACGAAGTTCTCGTTGTTACTCGTCTGCATCGGATCCGTGCCACCGGGAGTCGGCGTGGGTGAGATCACGCGCCGGCCGAGGGTGTAGTCCATGGCGACAGCCTGGTCCATCTTGTTGGTCAGCTGCTGGAGCCATGCAGTCCGGAAGTTCGAGATCGAGCGGGGGAGGCCCCAGCCAAACGTACGAACACCGGACACCGTTTGCTCATCCTGATGCAACATCATTTCATCGTCGAACAAGAGCTTGCCGCCGACTGCGACCGCTTCCAACACTTCCAAGGGGGTGTCGTCCAAGTGAACGCGTGCGCCGCTCTGGATATCGTTACGGACTTCCTCCGGGATCTTCCAACGAAACTCCTTCCGCAAGGAGAACCGGTTCTGAGAGATCTCCATATCATTGGGATCATACCGGTTCAATCGAATACGGGATAAGTCCGGATCACGGCGGTCAATGACCTTGTACGCGCTGGTGTCCTGACAACGCGGGCAGCCCGATAAGCGGTGCCAGATGACGTACGGAGCGTTGGAGGTGAACTGAACCTTGTAGTCCACTTCCGTGATCGGCTGTTCGAAGTGGCAACTGGTACACTTCGCGAACCGCTTAAACGGGAGGTAGAGACTGATGAAATTATTACCGTAACAGAGAAAGTCGTAGGCGCAGCCAATAAGTTCCCGGCGGTAGTTAAAGTGCTGTTGGAAGAAGTCCGTCCAGGCGGACTCCTCATCCGACTCCAAATCCGGGAGTTTGATGCTCGTCATGAAGTGGGCAGCAACCCGCTCCATCGACGTCCGGAAGTTACCGTCGGTCAGCCACAGGTACTGCGCCCACCACATAACCATCGTGTGGTTATCCGGGACCGCGACCGTACTGTAGTCCAGCCAGGGGGTCATGAAGACCTGGCTGCTATAGCCCGTGCTGTTCCCGTACGCGGACGGGGGCGGGGCACCAGTAGGATTCGA